ACAGCCCTCAGTAACACGTGGACAGACAGTGATCTTATTATTAAGCATCCAGTTAGCCCCAAAATAAACTCCTTTCTCAGTGATAATCATTGCGTACACTTGTTGTTTTAAACAAGGGTACAAGTTACTAGCTACTTGGTTACAGTTATCAATAATAAAGTTTTTCATATCAATCTCCTTTGATTTAAGTAATAAAAGTAGGTCTTAAGGCGGGGCTTTAAATATACCACAGTGTATAAACATAGCCTCTAATAGCCTACTCGGAAAAATTTTAAAATTTTTTGAAACAGCCTTCGTAATTAAAGGCGCAAAGCATAGATCGCCTGCTCCGCAGAAGAGCATGCTATACGCCATAAAGATTTATTATTATGTTATGTTCAATATGCTATAAAGATTTATTATTATTATGTTATGTTCAATATGCTATAAAGATTTATTATTATTATGTTATGTTCAATATGCTATAAAGATTTATTATGTTATGCTGTATGATAGCTCAATAGGTTTCACCTATTGAGCTATGTTCAATATGCTATAAAGATTTATTATGTTATGCTCAATAGGCGCAAAGAACACGCTACACGCCCAGTTCAAAGAGCCAGCTCTTTGAACAAGGGTATATTGTATTGGGCATAATATACCTGCCTAAAAACGTATAGTAAAAAGATGGAAACCGTGACGCTCGGAAGAGCCAAAGAAATTGCAGAAGTCCTGAATTCATTTACAGGTGAACCAGAATACAATGAGCTAGTAGCCTATGCCCGTAAAAAGGTAGGAGCTACAGCGCATGAAGTAAGTATGGTGCTGACTTTTATAAAAGACTTCCAACCCGTTGAGATTGTCTCATCCGATATCGACTTAGAGGCTAAGATAGATGTCATAGCCAACCAGCCTATTAATCTGGCAAGCGAGTTACAATATAACTATGCTGTTGCAAAAGTATTGCTTCAGTTTATTGTTTCTAAAAATTCGCTTCTCTGATGCCATGCTAAAAATGCAAGAACGTGTATATAACGTTCAAGAAATGCAAAAGTTCCAGGACCGTGTACTTGAAGTCCTAACTGATGACCAACAGACCCTTCTATTGGATATGGACATATGAGTGTATACGGGGAGATGTTCAAAGAGAGGTTGAAGAAGACTGATACTTCTTTACCCTCGGACTGGATAGAACAAAACACCTTCCTTCGCGGTAAGCCATATTCTTTTAAAGGTCATGAATACCAGATTGACTTCATTAACGATCCGCATAAGATAGTAGCTGCTAAGAAATGTGCCCAGATAGGCTTCACAGAAGTCCTTATCAGGTGGATGCTATGCTTCTTGGTTCAACACCAAGGCTCGCAGACCATATTCACACAACCTACAGATGGTGAGGTTGGGAAGTTTGCTAAGTCGAGATTGGATGTCATGTTTGAAGCATCTCCAATCATTCAGAAGTTAGGAACTGGTGGAATAGACTCGGCGTATCTTAAAAGGGTAGGTAGTAGCTTTCTAAATCTTCGAGGTACCTTCGGGACCAAAGCAGCTATATCCGTTCCAAGTGATGCCAATGTCTATGACGAAATTAACTTTAGTAATCCTCGAGTGCTATCTCAGTTTAAGTCTCGTCTTCAGCACTCTGAATATAAGTTTGAGCGACTAATATCTACACCTACTATTCCTGACTATGGGATTAGCGCTGTATATGATAAGTCCGATCAGAAGTCTGTAATTCTAAAATGTAATCACTGTGGACATTATCAATTTTTAAACTTTAAAGATAATATCATGCTACGCTCGGGGGGAAAAGACCTCCCTATGAACGTAGAGACCATGACTGACTTTGTCAATATGCCCTGGACATTCTCAGCCTTTGTCTGCTGCGCTAAATGCCGTAAGGAAGTAGATAGGAACTGGTATGGTGGGACTCGAGAATGGGTGGCTAAATACCCTGAACGAGCACAGGATCTTGAGACTGGAACATCTGGTTATTATATTTCACAACTCGATGTAGAGTTTGTCAATGCTACAAATATAGTTAAAGCATCTGATCCCAGGTTTCCGGAAGGATACTCCAAGGAACAGGATTTTGTAAACTTTGTCTTAGGTGAACACTTTACGGGTGCGGATGGTGCTAGAGTTAATGAAGAGGCTAAGAAGGCTGCTATCTTCCGGATGGAAGAAGTAAATCAAGCGTCTGGTACTTTTGTAGGAATTGACCTAGGTATGACTTGTCATGTCGTTATCCTTAAGCCTATTTGTGGAGTGCTAACAGTTATATCTGCATTTACCATAAGTCATGAGGAACTGGCAGACTTCCATAAGGTTATGAAGCGGTATGGTGCTTTGTTTACGGTGTCGGATGCCTTACCCTATACGACGACGGTGACTGCTCTGGCCAAACGTGAGGATGTTCACAAACGGCTAAAGATATGCTATTTCTCAGGGAAGAAAGAATATTCAATTGACAAAATTAGGGTGCTTGCGGATAGAACTCAATGCCTTGATGCTGTGGTTGAAGGTATTATAAATGGAGCTGTAAAGGTCACTAGTCAAGCGGATGACGAATTCTGGGATCATTGTTATAATTTAGTGAGAGTAAAACAAGAAGATGAGTATGGTACTGTTACTTTTAGGTATGTCAAAATAGGACCAGATCATTATGGTATGGCCCTGGGCTATGCACTTCTTGCCGAAAAAATATTTAGAGAACAACCTCCTGAAGAAGATATGGGCGGTTGTGCTCCTACTGACATTTCTCATTATAGGACTACATTATGAGTATTTTTAAACGCAAGAAAAAAGTACCTGTGGAAGAGTCTGCGGATACCAGGCAATTAAAAGCCGTACCACAGCTTAATCCTGCTCCTGAGAAGAAAGAACTTGTACGGAGAGATCGGAGCCTATATAAGACCAAGGTAGAGGATTACCGCTACTCGAAGTCTGCGGATGAGCTGTTACAAGAGTTTAGTAAGTATGACCCTGATGTGTCAACTGGTATTTGGAACTTTCTCAGAATGGCAGGCAGCGGATTAACTGTCCTAGCTTTAGATGAGAAGGGTATTCCAAATCAAGCTTACCAAGAGTCCCTTGATGCAGTTCTAAAGCGTTTCTCTGGTGTTGCAATGTTTAAAGAATGGGGTATCCCGAATACTCTTGAATTGACTGCAGATTCAATTATTAAATACATTCTACTCCGTGGAGCATGTGGCATCGAGCTTGTTTTGAATAAAGACAAGACAGCAAAGTATTTAAGTATTGTTGATCCTATTAGCATTACTTTTGAGCAGCCTAAAGCTGGAGTTTATGTTCCTTACCAGGGTGAGAAGAAAGTAGGTCTACCTACATTCTTTTGGCAGCTGTTAGATGCAGATGCGAACAGTCCTTATGAAACTCCTCCTTTCCTACCAGTAATACAAGCTGTATTGTTTAACATATCTGTTATGCAGGACCTTGAAAGAGTAGTAAAGCGGACTGCATATCCGAGAATCTCGGTCAAGATTATTGAGGCCACTCTGCGGAAATTTGCACCTGTAGCCGCGCAGACCGATGATAAAATCATGTCAGAGTGGTTGAAGGGACAAAGGGAATCTATTGGTGAAAGCCTTAGAACTCTTAAACCTGAAGATGCTGCAGTATTCTTTGATTCTTTAGATGTTGACGTTCTAGAGACAAAGAGTAACAGCACAATTGATTTCAGACCCCTTAAGGAAGTTATTGACCAGCGGATTATCTCTGGTATGAAGAGTCTTCCAACTATTCTTGGCCGGCAATTTGGCTCTAGTCAGACTATAGGTGGTGTTGAGGCCTTACTCTACACCAAGTCTGTGGTCTCACTACAGCGAGTTTCTGAACATCTTCTATCCAGAGTGCTAACCTTGGCGTTACGTCTTGAAGGTGTTGCGGGAACAGTGGCTGTAAAATACAAGCCAGTTAACTTACGCCCTGAAAATGAGCTTGAGGCTTTTAAAGGTCTTAAGCAGGCGCGGATTCTTGAGCAGCTATCCCTAGGAATTATTACTGATGAGGAAGCAGCTATTGAACTTACTGGTAATCCTTACTTACCTAAAGACTATGTTTCTTTAAGTGGTACAGGCTTCTATAAGAACTCTAGTGATCCGTCTAAAGCTTTGAATACTCGTAATCCTACTGCTGAAGAGTCGGCAGGGAATGGGAGAGGCGATGCTCGTAGGTGATAGGATAAAGCAGACAACGCTTACTGAGGGCCTTGGTGCGTTTGTTTTCTCAGGTACTGTCACTAACTTTAGGCCTTTTTCTGGGTCTTACAGTGAGGGTGATTCTGAGATACCTTACGCCTGTGCCAATGAGACAGCCTTTGAAGTAGGTCTGGGTTCTATGTCTAGTGGTACGTTGGTCAGAGATACTGTAACTTGTAGTAGTAACTCAGACGCTAAAGTTAATTGGGGTGCTGGGCAGAAGACTATTATCTGTGGTCTTATCTCTGCAGTCCTTACGAGATATGGGACTGTTGATCCTACGGAAGCTGGAGCTTTTGTTGGTCAGCAATTTATTAATATTACTGCAGGCTCTTTATGGATTTATAAAGCTAGCGGCTGGGCAGTTATCAGTGGTGGGAGTGGTGGCGGGACCGTGAGTAACGCTCTTATTCTAGCACTATCTTAAGGAGAAGTTATGGCTGAAGCATATAAAAAGCAGATAGCGAATAGCATAGGCACAGCAGAAGTAACTCTATATACAGTACCAGGGAGTACAACTGCAATGCTAATTGGTTTTATGCTGGCTAATATAACTTCCGAATTAGTATCAGCCACTATAGAAGTTGGGGGCATGACCTTTGGTAAGGATATTCCTATTCCTGCTGGGTCAGCTGTATCCTTACTAGATGGTAAGATAGTCCTTGAAGCCGCAGATACCGTGAAAATAACTTCCTCTACAGTCGATTCATTAGACTCTATTCTAGGCTATATGGAGATTACCTGATGAATCAATTTGGAATCAAAGCACAGTCAAGGTTTGATTACATATTTAATACTAATCCAGCAGCTACTAGTAATCCTCCTATAGTGAATGTTACTTGGTTGAATGCTTTAACGGGCGAGGTGTTTATTTGTATAGACAATACTGTTAATAGAAATGGATGGAGTTCTCTTTATAGAGATGGGGCAACTTCTAATGTCCCTAATGATTATCTATTAGCCATACCACGGTTAGATTGTTATCTTCCTTCAAATAATAGGCCCGTGATTTCTAGCTCACTATTGTCTGTAAACCATGACTATAGCTTTTCATTTAACATAAATATAATGCAAGATTTCAGCACAACTGATTATTATTATATACTTTGTTTTAATGGAATATATGATATTGCAGTTACTCTTACGACCTCTCTAGTTAGGTTTGGAATTTGGGATGGTACGACATATCAACCAATTAATTTTTCTATAGCTGGAAACGTAGATACTTTTTTGGCAGGAACAATATTATCAAATGGAAGTGGGAACTATACAATTAATTTTTTTGATGCTAATGGGGTTCTTGGTTCTTCTGTTACTGCAACTCCAGAAGCTCTATCCGTCAGCTCTGTGATTGCTTGTCATCCAACAGCTACAACACATGACTTTAATGGCACAATTAGAAACTTTAGGCTATACGATAGAATATTGACAACTGATGAAATAAAGCTATTGAGCTTTTTGTAGCATAGGATAATCATGTATACAGGAAACCAAAATTATGTATTAGCAAACTTAGGGCAAACCTTACCACATAACTATGTGAATCCCGCTAATCCTACAACGCATATTAATCCTCGTATGGTTAATATGACCTGGCTAAATGTTACCTCTGGTGAGATTTTTACTTGTATGGATAATACACCTAACGCTAATGTATGGGAAGGGGATACTGGCAATATTATTATGTACAGTAGTCCTTCATTGTTATTGCCTCTTGATGTAGATTTTAATGATAATTCAACAAATACAAAAACAATAACTAACAGCGGCTCTACACTTGACACTACTCATAAAAAGTTTGGAATCGCTTCTGCATATTTCAATGGTACATCACAATATTTTCAAACTCCTGCGCATGCGGACTTTGAATTTGGATCTGATGATTTTACAATTTCATGTTGGCTTAGAGTAGTTAGTACTTCTTCAGATCAAGTTATCTTTTCTTATGGGTGGGAATCTGGCAGATATGTACCATTTATAATTTATTTTTCTACTGTATCCAGTCAAATAACTATATATTCTAGCCACAATGGAACAAGTTGGGACATAATTGCTGGAGATCTTAGTACAGATGCGATTGATTTAGATACGTGGTACTTTTTTGAATTTTCAAGGAAAGTTAATACTTTTAATATTTTTCTTAATGGAATCTTACATGACCAGTTAACGAGTAGTTTGTCGCTTGTTTCTGGTACATATCCACTAACATTTGGAGCTACTACTTCTAATTATTATAAAGGGTATATAGATGATATATATATTCTAAAAGGTGTATGCCTTCATCTTTCGGATTATTATATAAATAATAAAACTCTTACTGATGGATAGCTTATGAAATATTTAGGTAACTTACCAGACTTCAATATAATCCACTCGACTGCTGATAGGTATGATTACGTTAATACTAGCAACCCTGCTGTGGATACCAATTCCTCAACATTGTACGCCTCTTGGCTTAATGTGAGTACGGGTGAGTTATTTCATTGTACAGATAATGCTACTGGTGCTAATACTTGGGTTGGAAATAATGGAACTAAAATAGCTTATTTAGATAACGTCCTTATTCATCATTACCCCTTACTTATTAACGCAGATGACGTAGTGGGCAGTTCTGATGGGATTGTATCTAACAGTGTACGTATAAATAATAGTGCTTCTTTCTTTGGCACCACAGGTTCGAGGATTTTATTATCCTCTACAGGGTGGGACTTGGACACTACCTGGGCTATTGAAATAATAGGCCTTATACAGAACACTACAGCAGAGAGCACACCCTTACTACATATAACTAATGCCTCTTGGGGTAACGTATTCTCTATTTGGTATAATGATACTGATGATAATCTTAACCCACACTATAATACAGCAACTGTCCATACAGGTCTGATTATTCCAAAAGATAGGTTTGTTCATTATATTATTTCATCTGATACTAAAATATATCTGAATGGCATTCTTGGCGATATGTCTGAAGCCAGTGGTTTAGGAGACTTGTCATCTTGTACAGAGGTTAATCTAGGTTCGGATGTGGATGGCAGTCCCACTTACAATAACCCTTTAAAAGGGGTTATTAAAAGTGTTAAGGTTTTTAACCGCGCAGTAACTCAAACAGAGGTCACCAAATTATATAACCTTTCTGGGGTATAACATGACATTACTTAGACCATTTAATAATTTTGATTATACTTCTTATGACAATCCGGCCGTAGATACGAACCCACCATCAGTCGCTATGACCTGGTGTAATCTAACCACGGGTGAGGTTTTTATTTGTACGGATAATGCTGTTGATGACAACACTTGGATTAATTCTTTAGGAAAAGTGATTTCTAGCCTACCAGCATCTTTATTTAAACAGAGTAAGCATGTAACCACTTTTTCAGATAGTACTTTATCTGGTATTGCTATTTCTAATTTTGGTTCTACCACAGATAATGGAGTGACTTCTTTTATTAGGGCTAATGGTCAGTACATAAGTTTAAAGCCTAGTGTTCCTAATAGCACTACCTTTTCAGTATCAGCCTGGATTAATTTAACTAGTCTTGGTAATGCTGGAGATGGTTCAGCTAGTCGTAGGGCTATATTTTATGAAGGAACAACAAGTCATAAAATTGGTTTTTCTGTGTATGATGATGGCTGCTCTTTATTTGGGATATATACAGACCAATATTATGAAATATTAAATACAACAGTGAAGGTGGTAACTGATTCCTTATATCACATAGCCGGCGTTAGGGATGGGACTAGTCTTTACTTATACCTAAATGGTATTTTAGTAGGGACACAGACTTGTCCAGCTACTGAATTAGTTTCTTTTGAAGAGTGCTATGTAGGAAGACAAACTGCAGGTAGAGATTTTGATGGAACTATAACTAATCTTCAGTTATACACTAACGCTTTAACTCAGACACAAATAACTAAGTTGTTTAACCTTGGGGTTTATTAATGCTAGGACATGACTGCTTAGCAGAACAGCCTCTGTGTGATATGACCTTAGCAGAGCTAATAGCTAGATATCCAAAGATAGATTGGCAAGCTATCTTTGCCACTTTTGAGTTTGATGGAGAAAATGTTATGACAACTTTTGAAGGAACTAAAGTTGTAACTGAGTTTACTAGCGTAGACAAGAATTCCTTATTCCTTGGCTCTAAAATAGATACTGCTTTCCAAGCAGAGCTTATAGACACTACTTTTAGTGGGATAAAACGTGGACAAGAATTTACCGGCGTTGAAGTTGGTATTACTTTTATTGGAGAAAAGATATGAGCACAAAGCATGAGTGTACACAAGGTGATTCTTTTGCGTATGATTTTTCGTCTACAGACGTTCCTACCTTAGATTCTAACTGGACAGGCGCATGGGCCATAGCTCCGAACTTAGGGGATGTAGCCACTGCTACTGGGGCCTTAGCTTTAGCTGCTAGTAATGAAGCTTTAGAATTACGGATAACTCCAGCGGTAACTGAGGCCTTAGCAGTAGGTGGTTATGTCTTAACGGTTGAAATTGCTAACGCGACCTTAGGCTATAAAAAAGAAGTTATGCAGGATAAGTTTACCGTTAAACTACAAGGTATTCCTGTATAAGCTAGTTGGTATGAATAGCCGGCGTTAAATATTGGGGTTCCATCCCAGTTCTTTTATAGTATAGTTAATATAAATTTATACAAAAGGATTAGGTGCCTGATATGGGTTGGAATAGTGATGACTGGAAGGGCCTGGCTGCCACAATAGGGCGAGTAGCGCCTGCTTTAGGCACCATACTTGGAGGCCCAGTTGGCGGAGCTTTAGGCACAGGTGTTTCTATTCTTGCCTCTACTTTAGGCGTAGAAGAAACACCTGATGCTATTCAGCGTGCCCTAGTAGCTGATCCTGAAGCTTATAGAAAAATAAAGCAAGCTGAGTTAGATCACGAAACTGAGTTGCAAAAGCTTGTGTATGAAACAGTTCAAGCTGGCTATCAACATGATGCTAGCATAGTAGAATCTTTAAGTAAAGCAGACTCCTCCGGGCATTCTACCCGACCTAAAATTGCTCTAATGATGGCTTGGATGCTAGCAATACCTTTTGTTGGCATAGGAATAGCCATGACCTTTGTTATATCCTCCTCCCCTGATACCCTTAAAGATTTATGGCCTGTTATAGGTACATACTTTGGTATTCCTTTAGCTTTGCTAAGAATGTATTTTGGTGACCTGCGTAAAGAAAAGGCTATTGATAAAGGCCAGCAGGTAGATTTTGGTGTTATTGGCTCGCTATTGAAGGGTAAGAAATAATGGAGTATCATGCTTGGGAGATCTGGATACAGAGTAATGCAATTTTAATGCTTACTTTATTCGGAGTGGGTTTTGCAGCTTTAGTTAAACTTAGTCTCATGGTCTGGGAACAGCATAAAAAGTTAGAGACTAGTGAGTTTTCTAAGCTGGTGGGAAAAATGGAAGACTTAGTCGATCAGATTAAGTTCCTATTTAAGGGTCAAGAGCATCAAGAAGAAAAGCTTGATGGTGCTGTAGTGAGGATAGGTAAGCTGGAAAAGCGAATAGGCGAGCACTTCGTAAGGTGTAATGAGCGGGAGAAGATGGTAGCTGATATTAAGAATAGGCAGGACAACGCTATTCAGAGATATGACAAAGCTCTTTTACGTCCAGGTGATAGTTGTCTAGACAGAACTGATCGGGATAATTAATGTTAATTAATCTGATAAGGACTGAGAGTAGTGCACAAGGTACCCTGGGCATGCTACTAGTTAATGACATGCGCTTCTATACCATAGAGCTACCTTGGAAAGAAAATCAGCGAAGCAAATCCTGCATACCGTATGGTGAGTATGCATGTGAGTTAATTAATAGCCCACACTTCGGTGAAGTTTATCAGATTAAAGATGTCCCGGACAGAACGCACATTCTCATGCACCCTGGTAACTGGGCAGGGGATACCGAGTTAGGTTATCGTACAGACTCAGATGGCTGTATCTTATTAGGTGAAATGACTGGTAATATAGGTGGTCAGCGAAGTGTTGTCTCTAGTAAGAAAGCTCTTAATCATTTTATGTATATAACAGGTGGTGCACCTTTTTCTCTTATCGTTTCGGGGTATAACTTATGGTAATTTACATGCGAGCAGAAACAAGTGGGACTAAAGAAAGACAGCTCTTTAAACCTTTAGGAGATATTCCTACAGGCTTCACTTGGTCGCCGAAGTATGTGAGTCGTTTTAAGTATGTACCCTTTCTAGCTTTTCCTGAGTCTAAGTACCCTGTGGAAGTTTGCAGACATGCCTTCTATAGATCAAGGGCCAAGCTGGTAGAAGAAGTAAGTGCTCACGGTTCAAAATGGGATAGTTTTTTAGCACGAATTAACTCTTTCTAGAAGGCAGGATTATGACTGGATTTAGACTACAGATTAGCATTGATGACAAGCCTGATGATATCAGATTCCGTTTGTATGACAACAATGCTTTAGTTGTTGATAACATCGGAGAGATGGATTTTCAGTACCTAACTGAAGCGGGTTATACTGGAGTGCATACGCTCACTATGACTTACTTCCGTACTTTTGATACCACAGAGGAGTCCAGTCCTCAGACTGTCTTTACCAAAAATTTTACTATGCCGGACCTGGAATACACAGTGGACGTTTCACTGCTTTCCTGAGCCGGATAAAAGCTTTTTTCAAGAAATGGTTTCATTGGTAATGACGTCAAACTGTTTGTTTTATGCAATTTGGAGAAAAATAAAGTACGGGGATTATATCTTGTTCAGGAAGTCTAGGCATAATCATTGGTGGTTATGCTTTAGATTTCATATAGTAGTAATGCCTAAAGAAAGAGCAGTAGCTTGCCCGTACCTTAGTAGCTTTATACCGGATGATAAGGACTTAGGTAAGCTTCCATGCCCCTTATTTAAGGGGCATATCAAAATTGGAGATGAAAATGTTAGAGAAGATTCCAAAGTGGGTTAAGTCTTTAACTATTATCATAGCACTGCTAAGCTCTATAGCTGGAAGTATTTATGCTATAGATGATAGGTATGTAACGGATAAAGAAGCTGCTACTAGTCTTGAAAATTTCAACAGCAAGATGGACCAGGAAGTTGTTAAGATCAGGATGCAAATTCTTGAGCTTAGCAAGAATAGTATTATCACAGAATATTATAAACATAAAGAACTCATTCGCGCTTATCCTGATGATAAGGACTTAAAGAATGAGCTAATAGAAATAAAAATACGTCGAGATGCAATTAATCAGAAGATAGATGCTATTTTAGAGTCAGGCTCATGATTAAATGGATACTGTGCTTTCTTCTCCTAGCAACGAGTGCACAAGCGAAGACGGTAAAGTTATCCTGGGACCCGAGCCCGACTCCGTCAGTGACGGGGTATCTCGTTTATGTCAGCTACTACGATTCGATGTGGCATCCCATAGAGGCAGACGCAGGGAACGCACTAACCTACACCGTAGAAGGCTTAGAAAACGATGAGGGTCATTACTTCTGCGTTAGAGCATACGACCCTCTGGATAAAAGTGTGTGTAGCAACATAGTTCATAGTCCAGTAGTGCACGAAGACCTACCTGATTTAGATTTTACTGTAGAAGTGGAGATACAATAGTGGAAGTTAATAACCCTAAGAAAAGATGGATAGTAGAATTTGGCTGTTGGTTAAGTCAGGGTATAAACTTATTTCTCTGTATTAAAGGTTCATCTGCGGATGAAACTTTATCCAGTAGGATTGGTAAGTATAAGAAACAAAATAAGGGGAGAGTGCCCTTTAAAAAGTCCTGGCCAGTGCCGGTATTCTGGATTACGTATAATATACTAAGCAGAGTACCTTATCTCAAGGGTCACTTTATAAGAGCCATAGAAATTAACGAAGGAAGATAACCAAGGAGTAAGACATGGCAATTAGAGATGACGTTTCTGTAGCCGCGAATGGAGACATCCGCTATGAAGGTTCTGCACACGGTGCTGCTGGTGCAGGCTACTATACTGTAATTGAATTACACAGGTTTCTACAAGACTTAGCGGATGATGCTAGTTCAAGTGGAGATGATCTTTTGGATATCACTGATGATACTCCATCTGACCGTTCAACTGATAATATTATTAAAATCTTATCCCCTTATAACATTGATCAGGATCTTTCTGAACACCTTTTTGATGGTACTATTATTCAAGCTGGTGGAGATGATGTTTGGGATGGTATCGTTAACTTTGGTACTGAAGGTATCCATATTATTCTGCATCAAAATGGGGCCGTAGTAAGTAATGATTTTTGGAATAGTATTCCTAGTGGCGAAAGTCTCAAAGGACTTAACCGGGATGTCAACGCAGGTATTTCCGCTAGATGGCTAATGAAGATTAGAACTAGTGGTTCTGATATTGATGGTCGTAGATTACTAGGACTTGCCCGAGAGTTTGGTAAAGATTATTCTGAGTTCCCAATCAACGGCACCAATAATGGTAACAACGTTCTAGCCTTGAAACACGCTGGTGATCTAAACAACCAGACTGTTGAGGGTACTGTATCTGGCTGGAATGATATCACAAATACTACAGAGGGCTATGCGGATATTGACGTGGATAACAATGGCGTTGATGAGCATTACTACTCAGAGTGGAACATGGCCGCACGGTCACCGAATGATCTTTATGAAAGAATGAAGTGGCTATCTCGTCGTGGTTCTTCTTCTACTTTCTATGGCTTAGACGGAGAATTATTTCGGGGTATTACACATGAAATAGCTTATACCTCTTTATCTGGCGGAAACTTTACCACTGGAATGTTAGTCACTTTTGCAAATGGAGCTAAGGCGCAGGTTCTTGCGGATAACAGCTCCAATAAAATGTGGATTCAGTTACTTAGTGGTGTAGCTCCAACATCTGGCTCTATCTCTTCTGGAGGTCCAGGGGCTACTCTTTCAACGCTTACACCTAGAACAATCTCTACGCCATTCTGCGGTGCAACAACAGGTAGTTCAATAATCGGTGCTTACGGTTTTGGTGTTGAAGCTGCTGATCTTTCTGCTGCTGATAAAGTGTTTGACTTATCAAGTAACCAGATGACACCTCCAAACAATGTCATGTTTACTGTTGGTGGTTTGGAATCTGGTGAAGACCGTGTTCTTGTTGGGCCAGAAAGTGGTGGTGAATTTGAAGTAGACCAGTTAAGCTCTAACGGTGCAATTGCTAACGGTCAGGCTACTATTGATTGTGTGGAAGATATTCCTTCTGACACTCCTTCTTCTGGTACTATTCGTATCTTTAATGGAGATACTTATTCCAGAGTTACGTATACTGGCTGGAGTGGTAAAACCTTTACAGGCTGTGTTGGTGCTCCAGTTGCTATAAACGGAGCAAATATTTGGATTTCCTACATCGATAAGTTAGCTAGTGGAACGTCCGCGTCCTTCACTGCAGTTTATTTATCAGATCGTTCTCTCTTCATCCGGGTTAGAGATGGTGGGGGAACACCAATCAAAACGTTTGAAACTACTGGTACCTTAGGTTCCAGTGGTGGTAGCTCGACTGCAATCAGAACTTCTGATGCTTAAATAGAGGATATAGTATGCCCTGGTCAACAAGTGGAACATGGACGAATGAAGCTGCAAAAACTGTAACGGCTGTCGCTAGTGTTACTGGCGGGATACGTGTAACTGCGGCAGCGCATGGTTATGCCGATGGTGATTTTGTAGAGCTTGTTGACCTGGGAGGCTATAACGGGGCGTACTTTGTCAGTAATGTGGCAACAGATACCTTCGATGTTGTTAACCAGTACAAGCAAGAGGCTATAACGGGGCGTACTTTGTCAGTAATGTGGCAACAGATACCTTCGATGTTGTTAACCAGTACAAGCAAGATGGAACGCTACTTTCCTTTGGCTCTACTGATTCTGGAACTGCCGAGCGTGGGGCAAAGGATTTTAGCGGTATCACTGCCGTAACCAATGTGTCTAGGATTGTGAATGATAACAGGGATAAGGTTTATCAATCTTCTGGGACTGAGGTTGAAATAAAGATCAGTGGTGCTATTTGCATCGACCCTAAATTTGAAACAGTAATCCTTAACCGTGCTGTTGGTAATGGTAAGAATGCGCTGGCAATTCTTAATGGTGGGATACTCCAAGTTGGTAAACCAGACTTGGAGAATAGCTATTATGATTTCCCGTCTGGTGTTGCCTTCATCTTCCCTGTTTCTTCTACAAGCAGTTCTTTCACCTATCAAGAAGGGTATAGCCCTTTCAGAACTGAAACTGGTGGACAACTCAAATGGTTGAGTGGAACGATTTATTGCTCTGGTCCGATTGCTTGGTATGGCTATGTTCTTTGCATGTCTCAGAACTGCATTATGTCTTCTCGAAATGTGGATCGTCCTCAGATACGCCAGCGGTCAAACCATTGTGTTATCAAGGGGCTGACAACACATGATTATAAGTTTACAGCTATTGCCAACGCTACTGAGTTCGCTGGCTATATGCCTATCCAATCTACTTCGGCTATTGATATGTCGTCAAGTGGGGTGGATAATGTCTGGTACACCTTCTATGATCTTGTTGCTGGTCGAGGGAACGACAAGGAAGTTGGTATCAAGAATGAAATGTGGGTGCGCTTAGTTAATGTTAATAAGGGCTCTGACATAACTATTGAGGCTCAATCTCCAGGTTCGGCTGGACAGGAAGGGATTTGTGAAATACGAGAAGAGTTACGTCTCACTGTCCAAGAGCAGGATGCCTCTCCTATAGAAGACTGTAGGGTGTTCATTCGTGATACAAATAATGCGCACCGCTTAGCAGCTAATACATATAATAATAACCCTGATTATGTAGCAGATAGAACTTATAGTGGTCTGACTGGCTCAACAGGAATTATTAATTTTATCGGGGATACAGACAGCATTCTTTTAACTGTGTTCCATCGACCTGATGACGGGGCAGCTGTTAATGATGTCTGGGATAGCCGGGGGAGTAGTGATGACAAAACTGATATCTTTACAGTTGGCTTTGCTAAGTATGGTTTTTTAGCAGCGTCTGCTGAGTATCAGCTTAAAGGCACTGGTGGGGTGGAAAGCACATTCACACTGTTTGAAGATGCTGGCATTACGGAAGCATCAAGCACTACCGTTGCAGCCGGACAAGATTTATGATAGGGCTCAACAATGGGTGGCTGCTGCTTCTGACAATATGGAAGAGATTGGCTTCGGCTCAATGGTTGTTGCAAAAGCTGGTAATACAATCGACTTTGGCGCAAAGAGTGTCTACTTGGATTCTTCGAGTAGTGAAGTGTTTGACTACTCGAAGAATCCATCCGCAAGAGTTGATATTAAAATTAATGGTCTTGCAGCTACAACGAATTACACTGGGATGAAGGCAACTACATTCTATCTTAACGATGAGATTGACTTAGAGAACCTGACATTTGATGGGGATCTACACGTTAATCTTGGTGCTGATGGAACTATTGAACTCAGTAATTGTACCGTAACTGGTAGCATCTACAATGATGATACTGGACATACATTAACAGTCAGCTTAATAGATGGTTCTTCAGCTTCTGCTGGTGATGCTGGTACAGGTGATGGACAAACCAATATTCAGCAAATGGTTCCTATCAAGGTTACTGTTAAGGACATCTCGGATAATAGTTTGATCGAAGGGGCGAGGGTATACCTTGAAGCTGCAAGTGGTGG